CGTGGCGGGCTGAAGGGAACTTGAGCATTTCAGTCTCCGCGTCAGCCCACCAAGGGGCGAACTTTGGGAAGAAGACCTTGCCCATCGCCATGCGTCCACGGATAGCCTGCGCGCGGGTCTGCTTGTCTTTGACCGGGGTAATCTCCTCGACGACCGTCCAGATGCCTCGCTCCTGCTGGACCTTACGCAGGAACGGACCGATGGACTGGGAGATATGCCCTCGCTCCGCACCCCACTTGGCCGGCTTGTGGCGGGACATCAAGTCGATCATGCCGTCGATGACCTGGTCGGTAGACGCTCGACGCCACCACACGTCCGGCAGGATCCACACGTTGTCTTCCTCGTCTAGGCCGAAGGGAAGCAGCACGGTCTTGTCAGCCGTCTGGGCGGTAGACACGGCATGGTCGGATACGCAGTAGTATCGAAGGTTCTTGGGCAGTTCGCCAGGATACGGCTTCAACCAATCACGGCGGAAGAAGTCGCCGTCGTCTGGCGTAGGCTTGCCTTGGTACAAGGCCGAGAAGCCTTTGGCGTTCAGACGGCGAATCTCATTCAAGAAGTCCAAGCCATAACGCTCCGGCCATAGGGCTTGACCAGGTTCGCGTTCCATCGGGTCGTTCTCCACGGCAATCGCCGGCAACGCCAGGATACGCCAAGACTGTGCGACTTCGTCGTTGTAGCAGGGATTCTTCGGGTCGGTGAGGCGACCCACTAGGTCATCCTCATGCCACCGGGTCATAATGATTACCACCCTGGCGCCGGCCATCAGTCGGGTCATAGCCACTTGAGTGAACCACTCCCACAGCTTGTCACGCTCACGCTTGGAGTCGGCTTCCTCGCGGTCCTTGATCGGGTCATCGATGACCAGCAAGTCAGCACCACGACCAGTAAGGCCGCCACCCACGCCAACGAAGTTGGCTAGTCCGCCTTCCTCGGTCTGGAGTTTGTCGGAAGACTGGCTGCCGGTCCGCAGCTTGCACCCAGGGAAGACCTGGCGGTAGGAAGGCGACCGCATGATTTCACGGACGGAACGTCCGAAGTCTTGCGCAACGTCGGCGTTGTAGGTGGCGAAGATGACCTGCCGGTAAGGATCCTTGCCCAAGAACCAGGCAGGGAAACGCCGTGACGCCAGTTCTGACTTACCATGTCGAGGCGGCATGGAGATAATGAGACGCTGGTACAGCCCCTTCTCCACCTGCTCCAAGGCAGCACAGATAGTTTCGTGGTGCTTGACCGGCTGGTAGCGGGACTTGTCCACGTTGTCCGGATCTTCCGGGTCTGGCATGGTCATCCCGGTGAAAGAGATGAGCGACTCCCTCGCCATCTTGACGCGGAGCAGTCGCTGGGCCGCAGACAACTGCGCCTCGACTTCGGCGATTTCCGCCTGCCTTCGCTTCTCTTCGGCGTTGGGTGCCTTACGAGCCATTAGGCGGGTCGAAGACCGATGCGGTAGTTCACGCCACCGATGGTGACGAGCAGATCCAGGGTATCGTGACCGCCGCTATGAGAGGTGGTGCTGGTTGGGTTGAAGGAAAGTCCGTTGAACGAAATACCATTAGCATCAAGCTTGAGTGCGGCGGTAGCATCCGGGGCGACGCCGATGCCGACCTTGCCGTGCTGATCTACGACGAAAGCCGTAGCGTCGGGGGTTGTGCTGTCTTCGACTTGGATGGCATTTCCAGTTCCCAGTTGAGTCACCCTCAAAGCGGCATTAACAGTCCCAACAGTTGTCTGAATGATTTGCGGAGCGGTGTAGGTGTTGGAAGTGTTCGTGTTGGCTACGGCTTTTGCAACTCCGTTCACATCCCGGTAGTTGATGTTGGTGGCAATCCAAATGTCGCCAGCGATAGTAGAGGAGGGGGCGGTAGCCTGTGGGGCAATATTAAGCGGGGCGGTCGTTGCCGTAGCGGTCGTGTTTACTTTCCCGGTAAACGTGTCGCCGGATCGATTGACCTTTCCGTAAACAGTAGAAAAGCGAGCGAAGTAGTTATCCGATGCGAGCGTCCAGTTGGGGCTATCCGGAGGGTAGCTTCCGCCGGTGATGCCCCCAGACACGCACACGAAGATGGCGTTGTTGTAGGTTACGGCGTTGCCGTTGTAATAGGTCGTGTATTGATCCCACTCCGCAATGGAAGGTCCAGAAGGTCCGACCGCTCCGTCCTGGCCGTTCTGGCCTGTCGCGCCGGTATCGCCAGTCACTCCTTGGCTTCCGGCCTGCGCGACAAGCGTCCAGTAAAATGGACTTACGTCGGGATAGTTTCCTTGGTTCGACCCACTACCAGACATGCTGTGAGCATAGCTTGATCCGTTGTAACTGACTACGTCTCCGCTGAAATAAAACTGACCTGGGTTAAACTCTCCACGCCAGTTAACGACGCCCACCCCATCATCACCATCTACGCCATCCAATCCGTTCGCTCCCATGTCGCCTTTTTGGGCGACAAGTTGCCATGCGTAAGGGTGGGTAATTGGACCGTAACCTCCGCCACCGATAGTGTTAATCATCACATAGCTTGAACCGCCCAATGTAACGTAATCGTTTGCGGCATATGTCACTCCATTGTCGTATTCACCGCGATACACCCACGCATTCCCTGCCGGACCTTGCGGACCAGTATCGCCTTGAATGCCTTGCTGGCCGGCAACCCCAGGAACGCCTTGAATACCCTGCGGACCTTGAGGACCAATCGGTCCGACGATCAGAGGGATGCTCGCAGCAGCGTCTTGCGCCACCTGGGCGAAGACAGCCGCTGAATTCTTCGACTGAAGGGCGGAGGTTGCGTAGGATTGCGCCGAACCAGCGTAACCAGACGCCAAAACAGCGGACGATTCAGCGATGTCCTTGGCAATTTCGGCGTCATCCCTTGCGGAAATCGCATCAATAGCGTTCTGGGACGTAAGAACAGCCTCCAGTTCAGCCACCTTGGCGTCACCAGCGTCGTTAACCAAGGCGACCTGCTGCGCGCCGGCAGCCTCAACGGCTTGGATAGGAGCGTCCGTGAGCAGCGGTTCAACTTCCTCGGCGATGACAGCCAGATTCAGAGCAGTAGTACGCACTTTACCATCGTCGGCCTGGATTTCACCCAGCCGGGAGATGGTGGTGTTGAGCGAAGCCTGCACATTGTTCAGCTCCTGGTCGATTTTCTGCCCCTGATGGGGGGTGGTGGGGTTGGACTGGCTGAAATCCGTAAACGAATACGAGCGGTCGTATGGAGCAGGAGGCTGACTCATACGCGGATAGTGTACCAATCCGGCTATAGAAGCAAGAGATGGCGATGCGGAGATTAATCTCCGCAAAATGTAGGAGAAAGTTTTTGAGTTACGCGGATTTTTCCGAGCGGGGGAGGAATAAGAATGTGCGCGGCGCGCGTGGGCGTGGGCGGGGGTGCGCCTGGGACGCGGGTGTGCGCGTACGCACAGCTGCGCGCGACGCCCGCAGATCACGCGCGCGGTTAGATCGCGGGCGTTAGGCGCGTCAGGTGACGCCTGTGCGGGCGTTCCATCTCGGCCCGGAAGTCACGACGCCCAAAAGCCAGGCCTGTGACAATCGGGGGCAAGACGCCTCCAAGCTCGCCCCGGATGGGCAACCCTGCACCGCCTCGCCCTGACGCCTCCACGCCCCTCCCAGACGCCTCCACGACGACGCCAAGGGTCGAGCATCCTCTCGCTTGCGTGACACTTGGGAACGAGGCGGGGAAGCACCCCGGAAAAAGATCTTTGAAAAAAAGGCTTGTGCTGATGGATGTCCTCCATACTGTCGGAGGAGTCGCCCCGATGCGACATCCAAAAAACCCAATAAACACCGATATGAAACCCACCACCGCCCAACGCATCAACGCACTCGCCGCCTGGCTCACCGCTCACGACTGGAAGCTTTCCGGCAACGACGAAGTCCGCACCCCGGAATCCCTCAATGCGAAACCTGTTCCCGACTTCCACGGCGACCGAGTCATCGACGCCTACATCGACAACAATGTCGGTTATGAGTACTTCGCCGTGATGACCTTCGGCGAGTCTGCCACGGCCCACGAACTTCCCGACCGGATGCTGACCGACGATGATTGCATCACCCACGACGGCGTCACCTACATCGTCGTCTGCCTCGGCTAACCCCTTCCCAACCCAACACCCAACACACCCACACCGATGACCAACCCGACCCAGCTCGCCACCACCCTCGCCGGCTTCCTCAACAACGCCACCAAGGAGGAGCGGGAAGCCTTCAACACCCAGCTAGGGGTTGAGGCAACCAACTCCTGCCCGCAAGGTGCCTTGCTCCTGGCCCTCGCAATCGCCACCGCCCTCGCCGAAACCGCTTCGGGTGCTTACGCCTCCGCCCACGCCGAGGTTGTCGGTGCCAAGACTATGCTCGACGAAGCCACCAACGACGACGAGCGAGAGGAGCAACGCGACGCCCTCTCCCTCGCCAAGAACGAGCGAAGCCTCGCCAACGCCGTGCAAGTCAAAGCCGAAGACATCGCCCGGAAGATCCGTGACGAAGTCCCCGAATAATTCCACCAACCCAACACCCAACCAACCCACCAAGATGCACACCGATTCCGCCTCCCTCCTCATCGCCCTCCGCAAGGCTCACGCCGAAATCAAGGAGTTCAGGGCCGAGCTTGCTCTCGCCCCCGCCAACGAACTGCCCGACGACTGGGATGCCGTCGTCACGCAGGAGTGGCTCGCCGGGATGGCGAGCGACATCGCTTGCGACTCCGCTTGCCTCCTCGCCCACGGCGGGAAGTCCTACGCCAAGCTCGGCATTGATTCCACGGCCGGCTTCATCGCCTCCTTCTGGGAGACTCACCACCTCCTGTTCTACACCCTCAAGGACTATCCCAAGGCGGTGGGGATCTTCTTTGAACACGCCGAGGAAATCCTCGCCAACGCCATCGACGACAACACCCCCAGCGCTTGAACTTCCACCCACACCAACCCAGCAAACCCACACCTATGACCACCCTCCGCTTCACCATCGGCTCGTCCTTTAACCGGATGTGCTACTACCCCGAAAACCCCGCC